TTTTTTTTTTTTTTTTTTTTTTAACAGACAAAACACACCGCATCGCTGCGTGGTAGAGCCCGTTGAACATTATATCCCTTAAAAACATGGCGGCCAAAGTCTGGCCCATTCGAAGACCAGCGGTTTTTACTTTCCATCCTTATTGCGATCACTATCCCACTCCTTAATCCATTCTTTTTCATATTGATCAGTCTGCAAAGGATATTTAATAACCTCACCAATTCCACGCTTAGCAGTGAGGGCACTAATAATAGCCTTAGACCATTCAAACAACTGAGGAGAAAAAGAATTTAAAAAAGCGTTAAAAGATTGGTTAAACACACGCTTACGTTTTCTAGGTCCCTTAAATTTACGAAGATAAACCATAAATTCGCATTTCCAGGGATTAGAAAAAAGAGGTTTAACAAAATCAATATGACCATAGGCAACATATGCCTTATACAACTCTTCATATACTCTCCAATCAACAACCTTAATAGTAAATAAGGCCTGATTCACACTATTAACATTAGCAATTGCTCTTCTAATCATACCAAGTCCAACATGCAAATCCTTATCATCAGTTTTACTGTCAACATAATCAACATCATCATGTAACAGATCAAAAGGTCTATAACACTTGTATTTATTGACATCACAAATGATAACGTTATACTCAGGACCCCGCGCAACATAAGGGCAAACATCCCTATCTTTATCAGGTATCAAAGTTACACACGTTATATCTGAACAATATTTCGCAAACGAAGCAGCACACGCTCCAGGATGCGATCCAAAATCCAAAACGTTGTTAAACTTAATACCAAAATATTTGATAGCAAACTCCAACCTGGCAGCATGAAAACCATAACAATTAACAGGCTGTTTATAAGGAGACATGCGCCTTATAAGAGCCTTGTACTGTTTCTTTCCAAGCTTACTCATCTCATCAACAACGTCGTTAGATAAATTCCACGACGCATCAAAAGCTAAAGTATTATCTTCACGCAACATACTATCGTAATGTATATAATTCGGCAATGGTGGCCAATTAACCTTCAAATGAGAAGGAATTGGAACACCATATAATTCTTCAATCATCACCATAGGTGGAACAGTTGGAAATTTGTTTGGAATAAGAGCCCTGTCAAATTTACGCCAAGGATGACGTCTAAACATCTCGTCATCAATAGTAATTGATAAAACTTCATAATCTCGTTTAAATCTTTCAAGTAAATCATAGCAAATCTTACGTACGTTGGTATTAAAAGGATTATCCAACAAATGACCCAATACACGTTCTGTAGCAATGATCACATCTGGACGGTCACGCCTGCGAGGATCAGCCTCCTCAGGCATCAACAACCTAGAATGCGTTTCCACTGCCTCTCTAAACACATAATAATTACCATCTCGGTAATGTATATGTTTAGATAAAAAATCAACATCCCCAATGTATCTAGACGAATGTATAACCTTAACAACAAGTCCGAAACGAGCATAACCATCAATAATATCTTGATCAGTTACACTATCAGGGACAAGTATAAAATTATCGTCACCATACAACTTGTGCTTCATATAACATAAAGTTTTCATAACACATCTGAAGATTATCTCATGTAATAATGTATTGTCATTGGCTGTTCCTGCCCATCCACTACGCATACCCTGATAGACTTTAAATAAACGTCCAAGCGGCATAAGTATAAGAGCAGTTATCATACCTTCAACAACAGCAATAAATTTCTTTCTATGACCCTTCTTAACAGAAGTTTTACTCAACAAACCAGTGTAAAACCTAATAAGCATTCGCATAACTTGCGTATGCAATTTAGAATCCCAACTACTAATATCAAGTGAAACATAACGGTATCCTTTTGGCGCGAACCCAGCATCAGCTTCAAAATATTCAGCAAACTTATTAGCACCTTTATCCATCCATGACATGCCAACAGCACACCAATCCATTGTAATGTTCATAAACCTAGACCAGGGCTGAATGACAAGCATGGCAATCAAAAGATATGCAAATCCACCATAGACTATTAAACGACCTGCATCGTCATCATCAATACCTTG